TTTTTGCTGTTTGGCTTGAATTCGGCCCGCTCGATGACAAGGGCGTAGAAGCCTCTGGCGAGTGGCGCGTACTGGGTCGGTTCCGCCGGGGCCTGTGCTGACTGCTGCATGGCCTGCTGAAACAGTTCGTGTATCATTTTGCGATCCTCCTGAGACTGAAATCACGGTTTAACAGGTGCGTGTGTTCATCGGCCCTTAATCCAGGGTCTCTTGAATAGGACATCGTTCCATGCTCGATGAACAGCACGCTTATTTGTCCGGTGCCATCTGGCAGCCCTCTAAGCGGCATCTGCCCTGTGCACCAACGGATATGCGGCTGCTCCCGTTCTAGCCACATCATGACGAGGTGGGGCGTATGGGCGAGGTCTTTGCAAATGCGCAAGATGCAAGTGTCCGGTAGCCGCTGGTCGATTCGTGGCTGCAACGGGTCACCTGTTTGGATTGAGAACTGTATCGAGCTCATAGCGCTGCTCCATCAAACAGTAGATTTCCCCGTGCCGGTTGACACGGAACAGGCGGTTACATGGGTCAACAGTACGGATTGCGCTGAAAGTCGAGGTGCCCCAAGTCGCGCTTTTTCTGCTCTGGTGCACTCGGTAGTAACTGGGTTTTCGGTCTTGGCACGGCAGATGTATGTCAGGGAACAGGTTGCGGATTGCTGCGACGAGCACGCTGGTGGGGCAATCTTCATCGCGCTCAATGATGACGGTTTCGCCTGGCATGCTGAGGATTCTCCACTGGTCTTGGGTCAGCCTACTGGGCGGGTGCAACGGGTCACTGGTCTGGATTGAGAACTGTATCGAGCTCATAGCGCTGCTCCATCATGCTGGCCACGTGCCTTAGTTTATTGGCACTTGGCGGGTGGTCGAGGTGGTCTGCGGCTTCGCGCAGGGTGCGAACGACGATGTGCGCAGTTGCTTCCTCGTCATCCAACGCGTGCTGGCAGCACATGGGCAGGTCTTCCTTCTTCATGGGGCAAACCTCTTGGTCCATTTTTCCATTTGCCAGAGCGGGACTCGGGCTTCGTCAGCCGCCTGCTCTTTGCCAACGTGCGTTGCCCGCTGTGCCCAGAGCATCTGCTCCTCGGCGCTGACACGGAGTCGACGGGGCTTTCGCTTGGTGAAACGGCGCATTAACTCCGCCGTCTTTCGCGCTTCCGGATTGGCCATCGCTTTGGCATGGTGCTCAATGGCACGTGCCACTTCTCGAATGGCGCGATCCATTCGGCGCTGCTCTGGGCTCCATTTGTCGCGCTCAATGTTCATGGAGTTATGGGCGCGGGTTGATTGGGTAGGGGCGGCCTGTCGCTTTGGCCTTCTCAACGCGCTTTTTGTACCCACTGACTGAGATGTTGCAGAGTTTGCAACCCTCTTTGACGCCGAACTGCCGGATACGGTCAAAGAGCACGTGGTCGCTCATCTTCCGGCTCGTGCCGAGTATGCGAGTGGTGTCGCCACCGGCCTCTTCCTCGATCCAACGGTATGCAGTGGAACGGCTGATGCCGTACTCTTCGCATTTGCGGGTCAGGAGGCCTTCTTGCCCCCGGTTATTTATCAGGTCTTGGATGAATGCCTGCCGTTTGGCAGGGTCTTTAAGCTTTGGCATATAGCCTCTCCCTATTAGCAGTGGCGGTTTAATAAGTAAATTTTCTATGAAAACTATTCCGATTATATGTGCGCGCCCGTTGCGAGACAAGTGCGCAATTGCAGGAAGCCGTCGTTTTTAAAGCGGGAATACCTAGTAGTCCCAGCAAGTGCTGTGATTACTTCACGATGTAATTCTGAGTCATGTTAAGAACTACGACGTCGTCCCGGATAACGCAGGTTAACGTCGCTGTGTGGAGTGGCTATTGCCGTAGTAGGTAGTGACAGTTGTCGGACGCAGGCATGGTTTTATGGGACATCATTCTCAGGAGGACCCCTTTATTCCCGCCAAGGACCGAAGTGCCCAAAAAAGGTGTCCTTGCCAACTGGCCTGTAACCCGCGTCGTTACTGGCTTTCAGAAAGTGGCCTGGAACTATTCCTGTGAAAGGACACAACCCGAACTCGGCTCTAGCCCAGTAGCCACGGGGCCTGTAGCCATTTCCGGGCCCGCTTGGACACCTTTTTCTAAGTTGGCTAGATAAACACATTACTGCATTTCGTTACCCTGTTTGGGGTTAGGCCGTGCAATAAAGGTACTAAAAAAGCCAGATCGAAAAAGGTGTCCAAGCGAGCCTTTGGCGGGACAAATCACTGCTAAGTGACTGTTTCCAAAGGTTTTTTGCTTTTTTTCAAAGGTGTCCTCACACTGGACCATTTTCGAGGGCCAATTGGCTACAGGCCAGTAACCACGGGGCCTCCAGCCATGGACACCTTTGACCCCCAAAGGTGTCCTTTTCCGGGAATTGTTCGGTCCTCCATTAGCAACCGCTAATGTTCATAAAACCTTGACAACCGCCCCAGAACCTGAAACACGTGCCAATCGCCCCAAAACCCGGGACAATCGACACTCATCCCAGATCAAAAGTCAATCAATTCTTGATCCGGCCCCGTGACCTCTGCCACGCCGCCATCGCAGGTAATGGCCCAGGCAAAGAAGCAAGCCTCTTCGGCTTGTTCGAATTCCTGTTCGGCCTCTCGAACATCGTCGATGGCCTCATAGCGTACGACGTACATAGAACCTCCTTAGGGGGTTGTTAATCGACCCCCGTAGGTCGATATGGGTCGAGTGCCGATCGTCGCGTGACGAGGCTCGTTGGGCCCTTGCTGAGGGGCGAGGGCCAATTGACCCCCGCCGTTTCACACGGGACACGTTTTATCGTGCGTTACCACGGGGCGGTCAAGCCCTGACACCCGTTACTTGTCAAGGTAACGAGTGACAAATTTCAATCAGCATGGCTTGAAAGCCACTGGTCGAAGTCCACTTCAGTTTCCTCGATGTAGTACATGGTTCACCTCGTCACTTGCGGCAGCGTACGGCCACCGTTCTTCTACGATGGACACCCCGATTTCGAGAGCCTGCTCAAGGCCCTCAGACACATTTTTACGGTCGAGGAGCACCTGCTCCAGCTCACCGAACTCGTCCTCCGTCACCGCGGTAACCGAGAACGGACGACCCGCTTCCTTCCGGCTGGCCTCAACAATGACCACTTCCACGTAGCCATCAATCAAAGCCAACACGGTCGTTTGTGCTGCGTATATTGTCATTCTGCAAGCTCCTTCAATGTTTGGTGATGTCTGATGGACACTGTCTGATGGACACTGTCTGATGGACACTGTCTGATGGACACTGTCTGATGGACACAGGGCGAGGGTCGATTGTCCCTTGATCTCCCGTTCACATGGGACTCGATTGTCCTTTCGTCCCATGCCAACCGACCCTCATCCTGTGTCCACACAACACACAACGCACAACACACAACACACAACACACAACACATCCCATAGACGCCGGGGCAGACGCCGGGGTAGACGCCGGGGTAGACGCCGGGGCAGACGCCGGGGCAGACGCCGGGGCAGACGCCGTATGTGTTCTGGGTTAGGGGCTAATCGTTATGCGCCGGTGACCATATACAGGCGATCTTCCTGCAACCGACGTTTAACGAAGGTGAGGTCACGGGCTGTCAGGTAGCCCTTGCCCGGCTGACCCGGCTTGCGCGGGTCGTGGCACCAGTGGCAGGCGCCCATGGATTGGCCGGTCTGGTGACTCTTATAGATGCCAGTGCCCTTGCAGTGTGGGCACGCGTCACCGGGCTTGAGCGTGGTGATGATGGCTGATGTGACCTTTGGCAAAGGCCACTTGATCACACCGTCTTTACCCCACGACGTGCGTACGCGGGGCTTGGTGTTCTTTGCACGCAGTTTGGCGTGCGTGGCCTTAGCGGCCTTCTTGAAAATGCTCATAGTGTTCTCCTCAAAGGAAAAGGGGGCCGAAGCCCCCTAGTCGTTAGATGAAATCCCAGCCGTCGTCCTCGGCATCGTCTTCGAAGGTCTCTTCTTCCTCTTCCTCTTCCTCCTCCCAGAGGCTGAGGTCGAAGTCCTTCGTGGCGATGTCGCCTACCAGCGTGTCGACGAACTCTACGAATCCGTCGTCGCCCACTGGCGTCGCCATGTCGATGAACAGCACCGCATTGTCCGCGGTGTAATCATCACCCGACACGAACCACGGGTTCTCTCGCAGCCACTTTGCTGTAGCGGCCTGAACCGCGCTGCGACGGCTCATGCTACACCTCCTGCCAGCGCGCGCAGAGCGGCCCGTTCTTCTTCGGAGAATTGCTCGAAGATCGCCTCTTCAAGCTCGGCGCTGCTACTAGCCTCCAGACCCAGCTCAGTGGCTGCGCGTTCGACGTAGTATCCTTCCTGGCGACGGTTCAGCTCCTCCATTGCCTCGCCGCGGTCAGTGATTGGGCGGAACAGCCCAGCGTCTGCGTCGATCACATCCCAGAGGTATGTGACTTCGCCTGCCTGGAGCAGCAGCTCCTCCAGTGCGGTGAACAGCGACTCTGCTTCCTGCAGCGCCTCCTCGAAATCCTCACGGATCGAGTCGAAGATTTCACGCTTGGATTCGTACTGTTCGAGGACAGTGCGACCAGTCACGGTGTAAGTGCGGATTGGCGAGCTGTACTGCTGCTCCTCTTCACCTGCATACACCTCATCGCCCATTGTCTCTGCACGTGGCAGGCGCGGCTCGACTTCGGCCCAGAACTCCAACGAGTTGGCGTACTGATGCGCCAACTTGAACGCTTGCTGAAGCGCACGTTCAGCACCCTGACGCACGCGGTAGGCACGACCTCCAGCATCGAGGGCGGCCATCTGCGCGTATGCACCGCCCTTCACTGTGCGCCGTTTGCCGTCGACTACGATGACAGCCTTCTGCTCTTGTTTCGCGTATTTGGCGCTGGTTGCGCGGGAGATTATCTCGTCACGCAGCCATTTTGCGGCTGCCTTCCATGCCTCATGCAGCTCATCCTTGATTGCAACTGCGGCGCCGTTGCGTTTCAGGCTGTCAACCAACCCTGGCTCTTGGCGAAGCACCTGTTGCAGGTGCTGCAGCGAGGTGATTGCGGTGTAAGTCTTGGACTCACCTACACGCAGTGCGATGGGGTGGAGGTCCATTTGCGCAGCGTTGCGCTGCGCAGCGGGCGAGCGTGTGAGCACGAGCCCCGCTTTGTACCCAAAACCCACCTCGTTGGAGTGGTGTTCCAGCTCCGTCCATGCGGACTGCATGATCCCCGCCTTGTCAGCGTCAGGCTGGGACGCTTCCCACACAGCCTGTGCCAGGCGCTGGTATGCCCAGTCAGTATGCAGGTTGCGGGCAGCGGAGGCTGCGTGCAGTACAGCCTGCTGGTGGCCGTGTACTGCGACGTCCCGCATATAGGTTGACAGGACCAGCTCAGTTGCTTCAAACTTTACAGTGTTCATGGTGTTTACCTCGTTGTTGATAGTAGTGGTGTTAACAGTTGTGGACATGGCCGGGGCTGCAACCCCGGTCGACTTGTTGATAGCACTCATCTTCATACTCCTTTCCGGGTTACACGCAGCTGATCAACTGACCAGCCGAGCATTGCGCACACACGAGCTACAGCGTCGCCCATTGATGCAGCACGCGTCTGCATGGTCTGGTTGGTGGTGGTGTTCTTGATTACATACGTTGACATAGTGACCTCCAAGGTCATTGATGGGGTGGGGGTGCCGACTAAGGTTCCAAACCCCGATTTTGAGAAACCCAGATCGAAAACCGATCCGAGGCGGGCACCCCCTATTTGCAGGGAACCTACATACCTACCCCCGACCTAGGACCCGTGAAAAACGTCCATCGAATCTTGACCATCAAAAAACCGCCCCTCAAAAACCGCCCCGCGACCCTCATCTCCCGCAAATTGCACATCCAAAATTTTTTTGTGGTATATTTCCAGTAGCAATGCTACTAATTCGGATATCCCCCAATGCTCGACGATCGTGAAGTGACCGCTGGTATGGACGCCATCAGCGTCGCCACAGGCCATGAAGGATTGCCAAAGCTCAATCGACAAGAGGCCGAGTTCGCCTCAGCCTTTGCAGCCTCGTCTGACAAGAATCTGGCGGCAAAACGCGTTGGCATTACTCCGCAACAAGCCGCGTACTGGCTCAAACGTCCCGAAATCCAGGCCCATGTGCAGAATATCCTGTCCCGCCACCAAGACATGCTGGCGTTGGGCGCTGTGTATACCCTCGCCGATGCTCACGCAGACCTTGAGATGGGCAAGCGCATGGCGGCAAACGCGGGTGAATGGTTCAAAGGCGTTGAGCTGCAGATGAAGTTGCATGGTTTGGATCAGCGCAAGACCGAGGTCAACGTGAACATCAACAACATCAACGCCCGTTCACAGCTCGAAACGCTGGATGACGAGCAGATTATGAAGCTGGCAGGCGTTTCGTTTGCCGATCTACTCCCGGAAGCGATTGATGGCGAGGTGATTGATGGCGAGGGGTAAGGTTCAGCAGGAATATTGCCCGAACTGTGAGCATCAGCACCCGGTTTCACTGTTCCGTGAGGTCGCAGGCGTTGGCAAAATCTGTATTTTCTGCGCTGAGAAGCACGAGCGCGAGGTCGAGAAGCGCCAGGTCGAGAAAACCAAGCACGATGACCGGTTTAAGCTGGCCATGGCTGAGTCGGCAGCGCTGGATCGCATCCGCGAACAGCGTGAGGCGGAGGATCGACGTAAACGGGAGCGCAGGGTACGTAAAGAGCGCGCCCTGAAGAAGGCTCAGAAGCAGGAAATCAGCGCTGAAGACACCTCTGCCGTTGCTCAGGAGGAGCTGGCCCGTCGAGAACTGGCCCGCCGGCACTTGCTCCCGTTCGTGGAGCGGTTCAACGACCGGTACGAGGCCGGGTGGGTGCATAAAGACATCTGCGCACGGCTCGAGAAGTTCTCACTGGACGTAGCTGAGCGTAAATCGCCCCGTTTGATGCTTTGTTTACCGCCGCGGCACGGAAAGTCAGAAATTGTCTCACGAAACTTCCCGGCGTGGCACCTTGGCAAGTACCCAGAGCACGAGTTTATCGCCTGTTCGTACGCGTCTGACCTGGCCCTTGGCTTCAGTCGCAAGGTTCGTGAGATTGTGCGCTCGACTGAGTACCAGATGCTGTTCCCCGAGGTGGAGCTGGCCAAGGACAGCCAGCGCGCTGACCAATGGAATACCACACATTCAGGGGGTTACGCAGCAGCTGGCGTAGGTGGTCCGATTACTGGCAAGGGCGCGAGTATCCTCGTAATCGACGACCCCGTGAAGAACCGCGAAGAGGCGGATTCGGAGTCAATTCGCCAGTCTATCTGGGACTGGTACACCTCAACAGCATATACACGTCTTGCACCGGGTGGTGGGGTGCTGATTATCCAGACCCGCTGGCATGATGACGACCTCTCAGGCCGTTTGCTCATGCAGATGGCCAAAGAAGAGGGCGACGACTGGGAGGTGGTCGAATACCCGGCGATTGCCACCGAAGACGAGCGCTACCGCCGCAAAGGTGAGGCGCTGCACCCTGCGCGTTACCCGCTTGATGCCCTGCTGCGTATTAAACGTGCCATCGGTGACCGTGACTGGTCGGCGCTGTACCAGCAGAAGCCAGTGGCAGACGATGGTGACTTCTTCACGCGTGATATGTTCCCGCGGTACCGCATGGCGGAGCAGCCTGCGTACGATGACATGTCGTATTACACTGCGTGGGACTTGGCCATCGGCCAGGCGGAGCAGAACGATGAGACCTTCGGCATCACGGTAGGTGTTGACCGTAACAAGCGCATCTGGGTGGTTGACGTGCGGCACGGGCGCTGGGACTCCGAGGGTATCGTTAACCAGATTCTGGACACGTATGCGGTATGGCGCTCGGATATTACCGGCATCGAGCGTGGGCACATTGAGATGGCCATCGGCCCGTATCTGGAGCAGGAGATTCAGCGTAAAGGGCTGAAGACGATGTATATCCAGCAGCTCAAACCAGGGCGACGCGATAAGCAGAGTCGCGCGCGGTCTATCCAGGCGCTGATGAAGCGCAACGAGGTGATGTTCCGCAGCGGGTGTGAAGCGACACAGTACCTGATCGACCAGATGCTGCGTTTCCCGAGTGGCGTACACGATGATGGCGTAGATGCGATTGCATATATTGGTCTGCTTGTGGGTGAGATGACCAGCGTCAGTATGCCCAAGCCCAAGAAACGTAACGGTTGGCGGCAGCGCTTGATGCAGAGCGCGCTGGGCCGAAGAGGCAGCAGCTCCCATATGGGTGCGTGACGGATGGGGGCAGACGAGGGAGCGTTCGAGCAGGGGTGAAAGGCCCCGCACCTTTTATTCATAGGAGAAACGACATGGCGAAAGATTGCGACAAAGTAGCGGAAATGATGGAAGAGCAGGGCTGCACGGGCCGTCGGGTCACGAGAGAGCTGATCGAGTCTCGCGTGGTGGATGTGGACTACCAGGTGATCCACATCGCTGGCCAGAAGATGATGTACTGCGGCATCCGCATGGATAACGGGTTCGTGGCCGTAGGTAAACCCGCTACGTGCATCGACCCAGCGAACTGGCGTGATGAGATCGGCCAGAAGATTTCCTACGACAACAGTTTCGAGGAGTTGTGGAGGCTGGAGGCATATCGGATGATGAGCGGGGTGTAGCGACGTTAAGCACTTTGCCTCTTGTTGTCAAGTGCTATAGAATAGCAGCGTTGCTACTTTTTTCAGGCAGAGCGGGTCAAATGGCGCAGACAGAAACCGATAAGGCACGGGTCCAATACTTGCAGTTCAAGCGGGCGTTTGATCACGGCCACGATGAGTTCATCCGTAAGGCTGACCGGTTCGACGCGTTCTACGCTGGGGAGCAGTGGGCGGAGGAAGACTTGCAGCGGTTGCATGAGACGCGCCGACCGGCTCTGACCCTTAACATGATCCTCCCGACGATCAACACGGTGATGGGCGAGCAGTCCACCACCCGTGTTGACATCAGCTTCAAGCCCCGCGGTAACGGTGACCAAGAGACAGCGGACACGCTGGCTAAGGTCGCGCTGCAGGTGCAGGACCAGAACAAGTTCGACTGGGTTGAGAGCGAGGTGTTCCAGGATGGCCTGATCACGGGCCGTGGGTACTTCGACATCCGCCTCGATTTCGAGGATGACATCCGCGGTGAGATTCGTATTAAGTCACGCGACCCGCGTGAGGTGGTACTGGACCCAGAGGCCAAGGAGTATGACCCGAAGACGTGGAAACGCGTGTTCACCCAGCAGTGGGTGACGCTGGAAGACATCGAGCGCATGTATGGTAAGGAGAAGCGTGACAAACTGGAGTTTGTCGGGCTGAACAACAGCCACTATGGCCGTGACTCCATGGTCGTCGACACGCGCAAGAATACCTTCGGTGAACTGGATGGCGTGGCCCACGGCTACTATGACGCGGTGGACGACGACGATAATGCTCGCTCTATACGATCCATTCGGCTCATCGAACAGCAGCATAAGCAGCTGGCCAAGCAAAAATTCTTCATTGACTACCGCTCTGGTGACACGTCTCCGATCCCTGAGACGTGGGACGAGGACAAAGTGATGGCTGTGCAGCAGCAGTTCGGGCTGGGTGTCATGGAGCGGTTTGCTGAGCGCATCCGCTGGACTGTCACCGCTGACTGCGTTGAGCTGTACGACGACTGGTCGATCTACGACGACTTCACGATCGTCCCGTACTTCCCATACTTCCGCCGTGGTAAGCCGTTTGGCATGGTGGAGAACCTGATCTCTGCGCAGGAGCAGCTGAACAAGGTCAGCTCTCAGGAGCTGCACGTTGTTAACACCACGGCCAACAGCGGTTGGACAGTTGAAGATGGCACTCTGGTCAATATGGATGAGCACGAGCTGGCTCAGCGTGGCGCGGAGACGGGCCTCGTGCTGGTTCACGCCCGCGGCTCCAACCCGCCGCAGAAGATTCAGCCTAATCAGATTCCGTCAGGCCTTGACCGTATCGGGCAGAAGGCGGCCATTAACCTGCGCTCTATCTCAGGTGTCAATGACGGGATGCTGGGCGACACTAGCTCCGAAATCTCCGGCGTCGCGCTTAAGCAGAAGCAGGCGCGTGGCCAGATTCAGATTCAGGTACCACTGGATAACCTCGCCAAGACTCGCCACCTGGTGGCGGAGCGCATGTTGCGTATGATCCAGAAGTTCTACACCGAGGAGCGTGTGCTGCGCATCGTCAACGACATGCTGCCCGGTGAGATGGCTGAGGAGCAGGTGTTAACGGTCAACCAGATGCTGCCGGATGGCCGCATCCTGAACGATCTGACCATCGGCACCTACGACGTGGTCATCAGCACGATCCCGAACCGTGATAGCTTCGACGAGAGTCAGTTCGCCGAGGCCATCCAGCTGCGTGAGCTGGGTGTCATGATCCCTGACCATGTGATCGTTGAGTACAGCCACTTGGCGCGTAAGCAGGAGCTGGCTGAGTTGCTGAAAGGTATGAACGGTTTCAACGAGCCGAGCGAAGAAGAGCAGCAGCTGATGCAGATGCAGCAGCAGATGCAGATGCAGGCGGCGCAGCTGGAGCTGGGCAAACTGGAAGGCGAGGTCATGGAGCTTCAGGCACGTGCCCAGTTGCAGGCGGCGAAGGCTGAGAGCCTTGGTGCCGAGGAGCAGGCTCGTATGGATGAGCTGGAAGCGAAGATTGCCATGAAGCGTGAAGAGCTCCAGACCCGAATTCAGTTGGCGATGCTGACTGCCCAGAGCCGCAAGCAGGATGTCGGTTCACGCATGCTGATGGAACACGCACGCCTGACAACGCAGCGTGAGATTTCTGCGCGTCAGGCGAAGGACAAAACTCCCCCTAAACGAAATGGTGATAAGTAATGGCAGCTACCCCCTTCCCTGAAGACATGCACAAGAGTCTGATGCCTGGTTTGTTTGAGGAGCATGAAGATGATGATACCTCTGGTCTGGACCGCGGCGATGAACTTACCGGCGATGAGCCTGATGTGGCTGATGAGTCAGCCGCCGATGAACCCGATGCTGAAGCACCTGCTGGAGATGAGCCAGAGGACGAGCAGGAAGGGGATGGGGCTGAATCCGATGATGAGCCCGCTGAAGAACCTGAGGTAGACAGGCCAGAGGAAGACGAGCCGGAAGATGAGCCGGAGGCTCCGAAGCAGAAGCAGAAGATCATGATCCCGAAGACGCGCCTGGATGATGAAATCGCCAAGCGTCGCAAGCTGGAGAATGAGCTGAAGCAGATTCGCGCCGAGCGTGAAGCGAAGCCGACCGATGATAAGGCAGATGAAGCCTTTGACGCGGTGGTGGAAGAGGCTAACGCGCTGCTGCGCCAGGCCAACGAAGCGGTGCTGGATGGCGACCTGGATAAAGCGGCCCAGCTGCAGCAGGACGCACTGGTTAAGATGGCTACGGCCAAACAGGCTCCAGCGAAGTCGAACGACGCCGACCCAGAGGCGATGATCGAGCAGCTGGAAGCGCGTATCGAACTGAAGCATACGGTGAAGAACATCTACGAGAAGTTCCCGATGCTGAACAACGAGTCTGAGGATGCTGACCCTGAGTTGATCGAGCGCGCGGTGATGTACGAGCGTATGTACGCTGAGATGGGCCATACCCCGGCGATGGCTGTGGAGCGCGCTGTGCAGGACGCGATTGCGCTGCTGCGACCAGAGCTGCTGCAGACTGAGCAGCCAGTGACACAGCCGAAGGCTGATCCGGCTAAGAAGCGTGCGCAGGAGAAGCGTCAGAATCTGGAGAAAAAGGTCGAGCTGTCCCAGAAGCAGCCGCCGAAGGCCCAGAGCACCACGACTTCAGAGCCAACCATTGACCCCTTGATGTTGAGCGAAGAGGAGTTCGATGCGTTGCCTGAGTCCACTAAGGCGCGATTGCGCGGCGATTTCTCTTGACAAGAGGCCCTACGGGGCCTTTTTTGTTGCACTGTAGTAGTAGCACTGCTACTATAGTGATCAGTACGTTACCGACGATACAGGTAACCGTTAGCCCACGTTAGGGCGACCAAAGCGTCATCCCACGACACGGGAACCGAGATCAGGGTTTAACTCTGCGGTTCCGATGTGTCCGCAAGCCCTGAAGAAAAGCGACCAGCCAACTTTAAGGGTGATTTCCCATGGCATTGACTAACTTTGCGTCGCTCACTACCGAACAGAAGACGGTATGGGCGAAAGATTTTTGGAAGGTAGTTCGTAACAACTCCTTCATCATGCAGTTTGCGGGCAAGGGCCACAACGCTCTGGTTCAGCGCATCACCAACCTGACCAAATCCGAGAAGGGTACCCGCGCGGTACTGACCCTGATCGCTGACCTGGCCAACGACGGTATCACCGGGGATTACATCCTGGAAGGTAACGAAGAGGCCATGAAGGCGTACGACACTGTTATCAACATCGACCAGCTGCGTAACGCTGTACGCAACGAAGGTCGACTGGCTGAGCAGAAGTCTGTGGTCACCTTCCGTGAAGCAGCTAAAGACCGTTTGGGCTACTGGATGGCGGACAAGCTGGACGAGATCGCGTTCCTTACCATGTCTTCCCTGCCGTATACCGTGCGTACCAACGGTGCTACTCGCCCGGTACTGGCCACCGGTCAGAACCTGAGTGACCTGGAGTATGCGCTGGCTGCCCCGGCGCCGACTGCCAACCGCTGTGTGTACGTGAACAGCACCGGTGACATTACCAGTGGTACTGGTTATGACGCGGCTGACGGCTCTCTGGGCACCCTGACCTACAAGACCATCCTGCGTCTGAAGGCCAAGGCGAAAGACGAGTACATGCGCGGTGTCCGTACCAGCGGCAACGGTGAAGTGTTCCATATGTTCGTGACCCCGCAGGGTATGGCGGACCTGAAGCTGGACGCTGACTTCATCGCCAACGTACGCCACGCAGGTGTACGCGGTGACAAGAACAGCCTGTTCGCTGGCACTGACTCTGTCATGGTTGACGGTGTGGTAATCCACGAGTTCCGCCACGTGTTTACCAACACTGCCGCAGCCGTTGGCGCTCGTTTCGGTGCGACCACTGGTAATGACAATGGTCAGCGCGCGCTGTTCTGTGGTGCCCAGGCTCTGGGTATGGCTGACATTGGTACTCCGTACTGGGACGAAGATTACTTCGACTATAACAACCAGCCTGGTATCTCCATCGGTAAGATGGTTGGCTTCCTGAAGCCGCAGTTCAAGGGTAACCCGCTGCGTCCGGACTCTCTGGAAGACTTCGGTATCATCACTGTTGATACCGCGATCTGATGAGAATGGGCTGGCTTCGGCCAGCCCTTTTACTATGGGAGACACACACATGTTCGTATCGGATAAAGACATCGTGATCGCTGGCCCTAACGGCCTATCTGCACGTTTTGTGGCAGGCGTCGCGCGCCCATTGCGTGCGTCACTGGTTGATATTGCTAAGGCTAACGGCGTAAAGGCTGTAGAAGAAAAGAAACCCACTCGTCGCTCGGCGCCTAAGGTTACTGAGACTGAATAATGGCTATCCAAATCGACTCGCTTGTACTACGTGCCCAAACGATCCTTCAGGATACCACAGGTGTCCGCTGGCCTTCAGCCGAGCTTGTCGATTGGTTGAATGACGGTCAGCGTGAGGTCGTGATGCTTCACCCTCAGGCGGGTGCAGTAACGGAAAACTTTCCACTGGATGCCACAGACTCCCTGCAGCGTATTCCGACAGACGGCATGCAGTTTCTTCGCGTGATCCGTAACGTAGGTGGCCGGGCTATTCGAGAAGTAGACCGGGACATCCTCGATTCGCAGGTACCTACATGGCACACCGAGACAGGTGATGCGGTACTACACTACGTGCACGACCCTGTGGACCAGCGGGTGTTTTATGTCTACCCCCGGGCGGCGGGCCAGATCGAATTGGTTTACGCTAAGGCACCGACGTTTGCGGACTCTGGTGGCGCTCTTAGCATTGCAGATGTATACGCAAATGCGGTGCTGGATTACATCCTATACCGCGCGTATAGCAAGGATGCGGAGGCGACTGCCAACATGCAGCTGGCAGAGGCCCATTTGAAGCGTTTTGTTGAGTCGCTTGGCATGAAGATGACAGTGGATGCAGGCTTAGCCTACCAGTCCGGCATTCGTCGCGCGTCCCCTGTTGGGAGCTAAGGCATGATCTATATCTCAAGCCTCGTCCCGGTGGTTGCTACTATGGCTCCGTCGGTCAGTGACCCGATTATCATGGCCGCTATTCGCAGGGCGGCTACGCTGTTCTGCGAGGAGTCTGGCATCTGGCGCGGCGAGGTTGAGGTAGACCCGCCTAGAGCAGGCGCGTTCGTCCTAGAGCACTTTTCGCCAAGGGGTTCTCGGCTCTCGTCACTGATCTCTGTTGTAGTTGACGGGCGTGAACTTGAGCTGGCTGGGGACGAGCTGTTCATCAATGACGAACGCCGTACACGCCCTCGTAAAGCTGCGCTGATCAACGATACCATCACTGTTGATGGTGCCTTTGTTGGTGGAGAACGGGTGCAGGCGTACGGCACCTTTGCGCCAACCCCAACGGCTGATCAACTGCCTGATCTCTTTGGTGGCATGTGGTATGATGCGTTGGTTTCAGGGGCTCTGGCTGAGCTGTTCCGCTATGCACCTTCATCAGCGCAGTCACAGCAGCTAGCCGCGCACCATGCGTCTTTGTTTACCAGTCACATTACACACGCCCGTAGCCGCGCCCGTTCGGGTGGTACCCACGCACGTCGTACTGTGTCCTACGGAGGTCTCTGATGGTTTCGCTGCACCCTGCAACAACTGAGGAAATCCGTGATAGCTGGCAGTTCTTTGTGACCGGCATTGGCGAGGTCATCGACAAGTGCGGGTTGGATTTTCACCCAGCCGATGTCTACCGCGAAATTACAGCGGGTAATGGCCCGGTATTGTTTTGGATTGAGCAGGATGGCGAGCCGGTTGGCATGACGGTCATTCAACAATACCGCGAGCAGTATTCTGGCAAGCAGTTGCTTGTATTGGATATGACCTACTTGGAGCCGTGTACAGATGCACTGGAGGAGCTGCGCGACGCTGTTGATGCGTTGGCCAACGAGCTTGAGATCGACCGGATTGAGTGGTATTCCCCTCGCGTCGGTTGGCAGCGGGCCATGAGTAAGATCGGCTACACCGATGGCTCGGTGTGTTATTTCCGGGAGATGGGACATGGGTAAAGGCAGCAAGAGCAGCCAAGTAAAAGAGACTGAAGCGGAACGCGCTAACGCAGAGGTTTCCCTTGCAAAGTGGAACCGCTACAAGGACATGTACCGTGGCGTTGAGTCTGACTTTATCAACCAGGTTTCACAGGATAATTCTGCATTGC